TTCATGACGGTCACTTGCTTAGGGGTCACCAGCACAACTGTATCACCTTCTACGACTGCCTTCCTCGGAAAGTTTTCTTGACAAAAACAGGATACTGCTATCAAGAGAAAGATTACCAACGTGATCAACCCTTTCATCATACTTATTCTTTAAATCAATGTACCTAATGTAATACCTATCCAGCTTTTCAGTCAAAGCCTGTACCGTGTCATTCATCCTACTGACACTCTCGAGTAGGTCCCTGTTCTCCTTCACTAGTTCCTCATTCGCCTTCTTCAAAGTATCAAGAAAGGGAGTCACTTCCTTAATGTCTTCCTTATCATCCCTAATTGATGAGTTGAAAATCAACCAAGCACCGAAAGTAACAAATATTACTCCTAACGTTATACTCCAAATGTTTTTCATCTCAACCCCCTTTCTATGTAATTAAGTAGTGATTTCTCAAACGGGTTATCATTCTCTTCCCCTGTACCGCCTTCTCCTCCGGGCGTCTCTTCTTGTCCTACTATACCGTTCATCACCCCTCCGCCCATTTGCTTGGCCTGTTGGATCTGTTGGTATACTGGATTTAAGATCGTGTCCTTCTCAGGATCAAACTCTCGGTTGCTCCACTTCTTGAACCCATCTTCAAGTGACATAAACCCGTTACTGACTTTCTTCACGTCCATGTCCAAAGACAGTTGCTGATCTTCTGTCTTCACTCCACAAAATATGAACTCGAAATCAGGGTCAATCCTTTCCACTATGTACTTAGTGAAAAGCCTTTGTTCCATCTTTAAAATAGGAGTCAACCCTTTGGATTGTGAGTGCTTGAGGCGTGCTTTCTGACCGTCCTGACCGAATACTTGGTTGCCTGTTTTCTTCAAGTTAAAACCGCACTCTGTGGGGTCAATCCTGAACATACAGCATGATATGACGATAAGGAACTCCAACCAGTTATCAAACTCCATGTCCTTGTTGGTAGTCTGCATATCAATCCAATTGATCTTAGCGTTACCGGACTCTATAACAGGAGTCTTATGTGAGTTCTGAACACCCACTATAGTATTCCTCCACATTTGCTTGAAATCATTCAATGCGTTAGGGGGGACATTACCTTCAATTGAGAAAAAGCCTTTCGGGTTAGAACCCTGAGAGAAGAAATTACCGTTGTATTGCATACCGTAAAGCAACCAAGTCACCACGTTCACCATGTCTTCAAGTTCAGACACACCGTACCCGTTTGCGTGAATGTCAGTAGTCTTATTACGAACTCCCATGCACATCTCCCAAGGGTAATAGGCCGTGTAAACCTGATCCTGATAAACCTGGAGGTACTTCGGTAAATACCCGTCAATCTCCTTGTAATACTTCCTAAGGTTGTCTTCCTGGCCTATATCAACTAACCGAATGGTAGACCCATCAATAGGCAGGTACTGAACTAACTTACCCCTAACGTTGTTACAGAATTCTATACAGGCCTGATCTATCGTCAACGAATCGTAGGTTATCATTCGTAGGTAATCCTCGAAACTATCAAAGTCCCACCTATTCTGAGTGATCCCTCCTTCATTGATGAACCGAGTTATATACTCAATCGTTTTCTTGTCTTCTCTGTTTAATTTCTCATCCCCCTTGTCCCATAATGATTTCTTTCTCCTAATCATCCACCCCTCTTCTTGCTCTGAGTCCACAGCCTCAGAGAAATTTGCAACCTGATCTACCCTAGTACTAATAACTGTCCTGATAACAGGCGTTCTTCCCATCTTCCTCAAGGTATCGTAAGAGATACCTTTATAAGGAACACGGTAGTTATTAACGTTCAAGGAAGATATGTTAGGATCAAAAAGGAATGACTTAATCTCATCTGACGATGATTGCTTTTCCTTTAGGTACCTTGCCGCTTGCATGATAGAATAGGGGTCATCAGACTGAAGAGATTTCTGAATGAGAAGTTCTTTCTCGATCCTTATTTTTTCCTCTAAGGTATCAAGTTCATGAAGAGTCAGTTCCCTACTCGGTGAACCGACTCCTTTCTGACTTCTATGTCTCTTGTTTCGTCCCATTCCTTACTGTCCTTTATCAAGCCATGACCGGTTCCCAACCAGACTCAGTTTTACGCATTACCTGGTTACCCCATTGCCGTGTTTCACCCACTTCTGCTTCCTTGCCTTTCATGAATGATTCAACAGTCCTTCCTGAAATCCCTAAACGTTCTGTTAGGAAGTTTGACTTAACGATGCAATTCTCATCAAGCATAGAAGAGAGATCCACGTAAAGCTGAGATTTCCGCAAGTTTTTATCCACGACTGATATTTTCACCAAGGATTCAGAAACTCCTGGGTCTATCTTGTTCGCTTCCGTGTCAGATTTCTGTAAACGGTTGTAATCAACAACCAACCTTGCGAACCCTAAACTAGTCAACACCCGTAATGAAGGATTTGACTTCTTCAAGTCATCCATCTCTTCACTAGTGAACTCCAATAGGTTAGTAAAATTTTCCTTATTCATTTTGATCAAAATTAAATTCATGAATTATGACCAAATATAATAAATTATTAAACTATTCCCAAATTTATCACCATAAAAATAGGGACTAAGATTAGTCCCTATTCATCTACTCTTCTTATACTCAGGATCTTAATCCCTTTCGCAATGCTGTAACTCCTGCATTGTCTTATAATGAACGTAGATTGCACCCTCAGGGACTGTCCTTTTAGGTTTCCAGCATTTAGCAAGGTCGAAGTAATACTTCACGTTGTCACTTCCTAAGTGCATCGTCACGAACCCCTTATGACGCATTCTCTCATAGTTCATCGCATAACAGAAGTCATATTGGTTGAACTCTGAATCAAGTACTAATTTCCCTTGCTGTGCAACATCGTTAGTCTGTTCCAGTGTCCAATTCGCTGCAGGACTACCGTCTTCCCACTTCAACTCTGAAAGTGCCTGTTTCAGCCTCTTCTCATTGAAATGAGGTCCTAGTAAAACTGCGTCTATCCTCTCATGAAGCTTTTCAGCCAGGTGAGGGTAGTTCTCGGACAATTCTTCTTTCATGAAATCATGAAGTTCCCTCGCTAGGTCTTTCATGTTCATTTCCGGGTTCCCTTTCATTAAGAGTTCTTGGAATTTTTCTGTCATTTCCATATACTACTTATTTTGTGGTTTTCGCGGCCACTTGAGCAGTAGAGGTCTGATCAGAAGTAGACGGGGTTGGGGTTGTTTGTACTACCACACTATCACTGGAAAGGCGTTTGACTTGAAGAAAGTTAGGGAGTATGGAATTCAAGTCCTATTAATCATGATCAATGTCTGTTCCTTGATACATAAGTAGAACATATCCTATACAAGAGGTAAGTTATCATGCCCATGACGTTAAACAGAAGACTGCCTCTAATGTACGAATAGTCATGTACCATGATACCCGCTTGATAAAGGAGACCTAAAACTAAGTTCAAGAACAAGAAAGTGATCGTCAGTTTGTAATAAATACAGAGTTTATACCTGATAATGTTACAAACGAATTGAGGGAAGAAAATAAGAGAACAACCCGTAAGGATAGAAAGATAATCATGAACAGAAGTAGTGTACTCATCTAGCAAGAATAACACTCCACTAATTAGGTTCCCTAGAACCATAACAAATGGACTGTACATGATGTAAGCTCTTTCAATTATCCTGAAGGTTGTTCTTTTCATAAAAATCTAACAGCAGAACTTAAAAACGGTTACTTTTTAGGTTTTGTCGGTCTAGGGTCTCCTGGATACCCTCCTCCGATCGGTGGAATTTTAGATCCCTTTGTCTTAGGCATAATCTCTAAATTTTAAAGGTTAATATATGTGTTAATTAAATTAATGCGTATCCCTTCGTCTTTGCCTCATTCGCTATCAGTATAGGATAATCTCCTTGTCCTGGGTTCTGCAAACTTATCTTAGAACCGAAGTTCACACGTGCTGCCCTTGCGTAAGGCAAAACGGTATTGTCTAGCGATCCTAACGGCAGTACTCCAGTTATACCGAACCTATCGAAACAGTAGTTAGGTGCCATGTAATAAGTTCCTCCATCGTTAGGTACTGGGTTCTTCTGATTAGTCAGGGTAAGTAACAGTTTAGGGCCTGAAATCCTAGAACTGCTGTTCCCTGTCATCACCTGTCCCCTAATCGCATCAAGTCTTTGACTCCAAAGCCTCAGCATACCCGTGGAAATCCACTCCCCATAAATACAATAATTGGCAAACTCATCAAAGTAAACTAAAAACTCAGATTTCTGACTATCCCGATACCCTATATCGTCAGTGTATAGACCCGTACCTGTTCCCCTCTCAACCCAATAACTGCCTTTTGACATCAAATTAGTAGAATCTAATATCTTTAGCCTGTAATCCCAAATTCCATTCCCTTGTCTAATAACGAAAGCTATATATTTACCGTTCCTAGTCAACCATACCTGCCATAAAGTACTATTCTCAAAACTTGCGTCCCAGAATTGTATACTGAAAGTATCGCTTTCTAATGACCAACCAGAAGAATTCTTCGCCAGTTTGTACCTCATGATCTGAAACACGTTTTCACCTTGATTCGCTAAACCAGCGTTATAAACCCAAGCAGCAGGGGTGTCTTCAAAACTACTACCCATGCCTCCAAAATTCGTGTTCGAAGTTAAAGATAGGAACGGGCAGGCTCCACCTGCTAGAGTAGGCACCGTATCACCAAGGACTTTAAAACTAGGATCACTAATCTTCTGATAGACCAAGGCGGTCAGTCCTAAAACAGACGACCCATTATAAATAGAAACGATGTAATCACCACATATCTGTGAGGTGATAACGTAGAAATAATCTTGCCCATCTTCTACTACCTGCCTCACAGCGATGGGGGCAATCGTGTCATCTCCTGGATTGAAGACTAATACCTTCCTACCGTTTCCAGTGGAGATTTCTGATGAAATAATACCGAAGGTCTTACTATACGTGTCCCAAAATACCTTTTGCTGTGCGTACATCACTGTACCTTCTACTTTCTCAAGGTAATTACTCCCATCACCTTGAACTGTCTTCTTGTACAGGTAATCGTTTATCTCCGTGTTCCACTCATACACTTCGCAGGTGAGTATCCCCCGAGTTGTCTTGTTGGAAGAATAATACCTAAGCAAATACCTACCATTAGGAGAAACACAGTACTTTATGTTGAAATACCCAGTCGCTTTTATACCGCCTTCTGGACTCCATTCAGTCAACGATAATTGCTGCCTAGGTACTACTGAATAGCAAGGCACGATGTCTCCTACTCCCCACCGATTAGGGTTAGGAGTAATGTCCAAGTCTACCAACCGGTGAGTCTTCATCACTACTCCACCAGGCAGTCCTACCTGAATTGCCTTAATCTTATTGGGGTAGTCAGCGAAAATGGTACTGGAAGGTACCTCAACACCTTTCCCTATGATCGCTTGGCGTATGTTTTCCTTAGTGTCCGCCAGTTTATCTAATTTTTGTCCTATCGTTCCCATGATTCAGCCTTTTATTTATACCCTATCGCAATCCAGTTAAACCTTCTCTCTGTTCCTTCACCGTTAGTGATCTTGAATCCTGTCTCTGATAAGTCAGAATACCCCCAGTTCTCCTGTGATCCTAAATCCGTGTAATCCCACGCTCCAGTGATAGTATAAACTACTGAGAACCTAGTAGGGAAAGTGACATCTTTCCTACTATTACCAGTCACAGTAGTATGTCCCCACTGAATACAAAGGTGATCTATTTCTGCGTGCCCGTTATAACCCCAACTAGCGTTGAAAGAAGGAACGTTGGAGGGGATCGCAGCAAGTGCGTCTAACTGCGCTTGTGTCACGAACTTATGAGTGGAATCTGTCAAAATGTCAGTTGCTTGGTGAGTGTGTACTAACTTTGCGTAAAGTTCATCAGTTTCCACTTCTGTCAAGAACCCTTGCTGTTCTATCCATGCCTGGAGTTCTTCTTTCGTGTAGTAGTTCTGAAAAGTTTGGTTTAGTTCGTCTTTCGTGTAATAATTACCAGGAGTGAGATTCCTTTCATCCCATATTTTATAAGAGTTACTCCCTATCACGTGCATTATGTCACCTTCTGAAGTGACAACCTGAGTAGGGATAGAAGTACTCCCTATGATCAACTTATCGGTGTTATCCACCTTCATGATCTCAACAAGAGTAGCGTTAGAGAGATAGGCAGAGAAACCTTTGTTATTCTTCTGGATAATTCGTTCATTGCAGTAGAGATCTCCTGTCAAAGGAAACTCGCTTCCTGCAGCTAACGGGAGGAAAGGTAACTCAGGGAAATCCGTGATCTCACTCACCGTGTGTTTATGAGAGGCATCCCAATAAATCGGTGCTAGTTCGTTCCTGTTAAACGTCACTGTCCCGTTACCATTACCTGATACACTGTTCAAGTAAATGTCAACACCTTCTGAAGAATAATCATTGATAGGCTGGTACTTCGTGGTAGGATCTCCGTTCCCTACCGCTAGGAGGACTCTCAATTCCCCATCCCCTGTTAAGTATTTCACCGAAACAGGTTTACCGTACTCCCAATCAGGTAACTGTGAGAGTGCCGTCTTCGCATCAAGTATATTAGGGTAAACTGATATACCCCTCTTGAAAACTATTTCTGTAACCGTTTCTGCCATGATTCAATTTCTTGCTGTAAATATACAAAAACTTTTCAATAATTCAAATCTAATTTTATAAATATCATTAAGCCGTTATCCTAGCCCCGAATGTTTGAGTAACTCCTTGAAACGTGAAGGTAAAAATTGCATCAACGTTTGGTGGAATTATGTTTAGGTTGAGCGGAATATAGCAACCACTCCCATCAAGGTTATTAACGATATTATTACTCCAATAACTCATTGGTATAGGAATATTAACTCCAGACACAGTAACCACACCATCTAAGGCATAACCGCCTAAATCATCAGTAACACCTACATCCTTCGACATAGACCTACTGAAATAAAAGTATGAACTATTCGCTTTGCTTATTGTTATTTTATTCGTCTCTGATGCCTTGTCCATGTTGGGCACGATATTATTTTCAGTTGTTCCCGTACCACCAGTACAAACATAAGGCACAGTGGAACCCCATGAATCTATCGCAGGCGATTTACTGGTACTAGGGAGCATATTACCTTTATATAGTCTATGCAATATTTGAAGTTCCATACTGACAAGTGCTCGGTTAAAATAGGCGTACTCCTGAAGGTACCCGTTCCAATAATCAAGAGGAGGAGTGGTAGTTTGAAACGCACGCCCCAACCAAATATGCCCATCCCAAGTCCTATCTCGATTACTGTAATCAATAGGCCCCCCTAACGGGTATTCGTCTGGAGTCATAAGACCATATTTTTTACCGTTGAGATAAAAATCCAAAGTTCTAGAAGGCCAATCAAAAACAACGATAAGATGATTCCAACCGTTCACTATCCAGTTCGCTACCGTTGCCTTGCATACTTGATTAGAGGACCCGTTATACAGTTGAAAACGTATCGGTACTTCTGACGGGTTCCCAACAGAGTCCAGCCCCATGGCGTATCCTAACCCTAATAGTCCTTTACCGTGAAGGACACCTCCCATGATACCATCATACGTGGTATTCTGGACGCCCATGGAGAAGGCACAGATAGATATTGTGAACGATTCAGTACCCTCAACCACATCAGGAAGGCGTATAGCCTTTCCTCCATCTATCAAGTCAAGACAAGTGCTACCGTTGAATCCCGCTGTATAGTATTCCATGGTACCCCCTATCGTTGCCTCAGGATTATTTCCATTCCCTGAATAGTCATTTGTATCTCCTCCTAGAGGTAGGTACACAGTTGGTCGCAAGTTTAGGAGGGTGCTGATACCTGCTACCGGCCATACCTTCACGCCTTCATACCACGCCTCTATCAAGCTTCCACCTTCAAAAGCCCCTGCCTTCAAGTCTCCTAATGTTCCTAACGTTATTCCCATATTCCTATTTTACTACCAAATATAAAACCCCGCTTGCTTGTGTTGCCGGTAAAGCATCGACAACCTGAATATCAGTCACCTTCTTCGTTGAAGTTGATTTCACGTACCCTTCCATAATGGTACCCACATTCGCCCATACAGGAGCTCCCGTGCCTGATGATTTCAATATCTGTCCAGAAGTACCTGCTGATGTCGGTGCAAATATTGATGTAGTCGTTGCATTAGTTGCAGATAAGAAAGTCCAATTGTTTCCATTAACACCTAGATTTCTATCATACACGTTTGTATAATTTCCGGCAGTACCTCCACTGGCATATCTCAAAGGCTTGTCTAAATTGTATGCGTCCCACATCCTATAACTAGTTCCTGATACTCCATCACTACTTCTATAATGTGATATATCAGAAGCATTAGATAAAAGGAAGGTCGCCATCTTACTTGAATAATTCCCAACCATTACATACCCAGCCCCATCCGTTCTATTTATGCTAATTGCATCATGATATGTATTATTATAATAATATTGGAGTATCTTATTTGCGGAATTACTTTGGATGATTCCATTAGTAACTAAACCTCCTATTCTAAAATTATACCACCCCGGAGTACTATCATACCATTCCAAAAATTTAGTAGCTCCTGCTGAAGTTCGTGCAGCTTCAGATAAACTTACATTTACATAATTTTCTCCTCCAACTGCAGTTATAACATTATCAGCTGTAGTAAGAAGTTTTGCATCAGGAATATTAGAACTATCAGTACCAAAATATGCACCGTCACTCTTCAAGAATAAATATTTACTACTAGAATAATTATATAGGTAAGTACCCTTACTTGATAAGAACCCAACTGAACCATAAGTAGTTCCATTTATATTGAATCTCATATAACATTCGGTCCCACCTGAGGCAGCATAATTAAGTATTAGTGGTACTTGTGTTGTGGCTGATATTCTTACTTGCCCAGTTACAGTTCCTCCTGCCAATGGTAAATATTTAGCGAGCTGAGTAGTGGCCCAAGATTGACTCGCAATAGCGGATACTGCTAATGTGTGTCCTTCTCCATATCTAAACACGATGTCAGGAATGGCGGTATTAGTTGAGGTATTTCCTAGATACATTGTATTATCAGTACCTAACCACATGATTTCCCTTGCAGTACCATCCTTATCTCTTGCAGAATATCCTTGGTTGTTACTCATTACAGGTCTACCATTAGAATCAAATGAAAGATACCCTCTTCCTGCATTTGGATAATAGACAGTACTGTCCAAAGAACCGTCTCCCTTCAAGAATTGTGACGAGGAACCGCCACTAGTGATAAATTTATTGGCGTAAACATTGGATATATATGCGTTTGCAAATGACCATGTGCTAGTACCTAATGTTGATTGGCCTCCATTAGCAAGAGATGCAGGGACACTGGGAAGAAGTCCATAACCAGTTACTCTGGTATAATTATAAGAAGTTCCACCTAATTTTACAATAGCTGGGTAACCGTTATTATCGAAAGACAAGCCTGCCACGTTCTCATCTGCGGTCACCACCCTCTTCCAGTTGGATGAATCACCGTATCCCAGGTTATTGGCGGTTCTGAACCACATGTAACGAGTACTGTTAGCGACATTATGATTAATGTCAAATGCCAATTGAGGCATCAAGTGGGGTTTACTTGCTAGACTTCCACTGCCCCATATTTGGATAACCGTCCCATAATACATACCAGTGGGTCCGTTTGTCCAATAAGAAGGCCCTGTGTAATTGCACGCAAGTTTACCCTTATCCGGGCCTACCAAATCCGTGTTTAAATCATAGGTCGTTTTGTCCTCGT